ACACCTCCACCGTGTCATCCATCAGGAGATTTTCAAGCTCGGTATCAGACAAACCAGAGTAGGTCTCTCGGTCCCACTTGTCGGAATCGTCCCACCACACTTTAACAATACCCACCTTCGCCAGGAGTGCGTCTGTGAACCAAGTGTTGGCGACTTCAAAGAAATTGGTTTGTCGGGAGAGTACCCAGTTGATGTAGTCCTGCGCTTGTTCAGCGTAAGGTACGTCCTCTGGGCCTTGGGCGTGGACTTTGGCGATTTCATCACCGGAGGCAAACACACGCATCAGCGAGGGTTTGATCCATTCGACTGTGTCCATCACGGTAGAATCTACGACCTGAGAGCGACCTTCCACCTCGTTGCCGAATGGTTGCCCGAGATAGTATTCGAGCGCCTTCCTGCGCTGGGCTGAGATTTCATCTCCGTAGCCGAGTGCGGATGTGACCTCAGTGTCGATTCTTGCTAGTAGTTCTTCGTCTGTTGGTTTTTTTGCCATTCAAATTTCCATAAAAAAACCGGCCTTTCGGCCGGTTTAGTTAGTTTCCCAGGGCTTGCGCGGCGATGGCCGCCAAGTGGGTGGAATATCTTGTCCTACTTGGTTGATTTCTGGAGTAGTCCTCCAGGCGTGGGTGCTTCTATCCGAACTCCATCCCAATTCCCGTTCATATTTCGCTTCAACGCCTTCAACCTTTGGACCGAGTCCCGAGAGTAGTTCATAGGCCCGGCGCTTCGTCTGATCTGAGCTTCGCTCAATAACTTCTCTGTAAATTTCGCCATTAGGATTCTCGCTCCAGTTGTTCTCAACGTAGTTCCCGTCGAAACCACCCCAATACAAGTCGATATTGGGTTCAATTTTAGCACGTTTAAGGGCGCGTTTTAATCCCGGCTGGAACTCTTTTTTATTGTCCAAACCCAGGAATGGGTGATTCAAAATCCTTCCTCCGACCGGAGAACCAACCGGAGCTAAATCGTAGCCAGTTTCACCAAACTCAGCGATTAGCTGCTGATAGAGTTCAACAGTTTCTTGCTCATTGAGGGGACGCCCAATATCCAACTCAGCAAGATTCGATGCATAAAGTGGCGCACCTTTTGCCTTACCCCCAGCCGGTGATAATGAAAATGGACGATGCCAAGCAACCCCATCCTGACGTAAAAGAATACCCCTAACCGCTTCAGAGACATCTGCTAATTCTCGACTCGCCGCATCGACAGTATTAAGGTTGTAGTAGTACTGAGTCCTTTCCGCTCCTGGGAGGTCTGAACGTAATCTAAAGTCACGAATGATTTTGCCACCCTTCCCAACCTTTTCGATCCAGGTTCCCCAACCTAATTTTTCTGCCTCATTCTTTATTGGTGTTTGGGCAGCTCCGGCTAAGGCCGCTTGTGATTGTGTGCCAGGGTTCAGGATTCCCTTGAACGCGCCGGTTACATCGATACCTGGACCCTGCATTAACCCAAGATGGGAGGAAACTAAATCGCGCCCGGATTCATCAGTAAGCACGTTACTCATGTCAGTATGGAACTGGGCTTTTTGTTCCAACGAAGCTGAGTGATACCCCTGTAGGTGTGATGATGTTTGCCCAGGTGCAGACTCCCAAGATAACTGCGCCATTGTGTCTTGTAGCGCGTCAGCGAAGTTGTACCCCGCTTGCTCTACGGTCTTGCCCTCCTTCCTTGCTTTCGCATAACTCCAGATCGCCGCCTGGACATTCTTTTCAGTAACCGGCAATCCAAGCTGTGTCTGCATACGATCGGCAAGCAACCGGGTTTCTCTTTCCATGAACTCATACTGCGCGTCTGTGGGTACGTCGCTACCGTAACCACCAGCTCTCATCATCCAGACATCAACGGTAGTTCCCTGCGGGATTAATGGGTCGAGTAAATGCATGATGTTTCCATGAAACGACACACGTTTCCTACCGCTTGTCTCCTCACCATAGTTGTATAAACGCTCCAACTCGGGAGACATCTTATTGGGGAATATTCCAGCACTAATCGGATGCCCGGCCATCGCCTGATTGTGAGCGCGAACAGCGTATTCGGCATTTCCTTTTACTGGCGTACTTGGACTTGTGGTGGCCGCAGCTTGTGTCCAAGCATCCGCGACACCCACATCATCCATTGCACCATAACCGATGCCTTTCGCGCCCAACTCATACCAATGCGCTGGGCCGGTTTTGGCTGCATATACCTCTGGGGAGATCATGCCCTGCTCAAACATATCCTTATAATTTTTTCTCCACGCGGTGAGCTGTTGCGGAGATGTAATATCGGGTGATCCAGCGTATTTCCCAGTGGTCTTTACTCTACGATGTAAGCCACCTCGCCCACCCATGCCCAACATCAGAAACGGGGCTAACTGCTCGTCCGTCACTTCCGGTATGGACAGCGGGCCTAATCCCAGATTCTCAGACCCTTGTGAGACTGACTGACTTAGCGCATTCACCTGTGGCGCTATAAGGCCACCAGCCTGTACTGCTGCGTCCTGGATGAGTGGTGATAATGGGTTTAGCGCCCCTACCAGATGAGGAGGCTGACGGGTTTCTGCAAACGCACCCATACCGGCCAGGAACTGTTCCCGTAAGCGATCCGGGAGCGACATTGCGTACTCCCACAAACCACCTGGGCCAGGCATTGGCATCTATATAATCCCCAGTTTCGGGTACTTTATATCCTGGTCCCACCTGTCGTCCTTCCCGGATACTGCGAAACGGAGTGACAGCGCACCGTAGCGGGTAGCTGCCATGATGTCATCATTCCGGTCGACCACCCGGCCCTCCTTGCGGTGATAAATCCGAAACTCCTGCCACCACTCCCCCAATGTGGAGAAGACCTTAAACTTGTCGTTTTCCATCCGCTGCAGCATCTCCATGATGCCTGTCTCGATGGAATTCCCCCCTTTCTTTTCCCCTGGTGCGGGTGGATTTTCAAAATGAGAGAAGTGCATATTACATCCGAGATTTCTGTATTGGTCTGCCAGGCCAGGGTTGCCCATCGCGTCCCTGCGGTGGCCGTCATGCGGCCATATGACGGGGATGAATGTCGGCCGGGTTTTCATCGCAGCGGCGTGGATGTGAGGTGCTGCTTTTGCGAGAGCGTAGACATCGTAAACGTAGACCACATCCTCTTCCCGGTCGTGAGCTAAATAGACTACAGCGGTTTTGTGGTCAAACCCAAAATCTATCCCCGCTACCCTCGGCCACTCATCCGGGATGGTGAAGGGCTCGACCATCAGCTTGGACTCATCCACTGGGAAGACCAGACCGGAGCCGATAGCGGGTCGGCCGTATCTCCGCATCTCCCTTTCGTGGGGTGAGTAAGCGGAGAGGATCTGCTCCATAACCGACTGGGTGAGATGGCCTGGTTTCCCCGCCTTGCTGCGTATCTTCTCAGATGCGTCATCCCATGCGGCGGTGGTGAGCGACTGTCCTGGTTGGAGGTTGTTCAGAAACGCATGGACGGTTTCCGTCATCCCACTCTCAGGGGTGAAGGTAAGAAAGGTCATGCCCTTTGTCGAGAGCGTCCGGGTTACGCACTGGCTGTAGAGATCCCTGCTGGGCTCCTCATCCAACCAGATTGCCGACACTGCCCTACCCATGAATTTCTCCACCCCCATCTCGTAACTTTTAAACTGAAGGGTGGAGTTACCCCCGGAGATGTGTTTTATCAGCGCCAGGGATTTAGCGTTTGGCACACCGGGCTTGCGCTCGGTAGTGACGATGCAATCGTGGGGTATCCAGCCGGTCCCGAGAGCTGAAGGGTCCTCTGGAGCTCCCAGAAGTTCTGCCTGGACAATATCCCTGGTGGTTTCGTTAGACACACCACAGGCCCAGGCGACAATGGGGTTGTTAAACCTCCTACCCTGCCACCAGTCGGGGTATCTGCCGGTGACGTGCATAGCTAACTCGGCGGCTCCGCTCATGGATTTGCCCACCCGGTTGCCTGCCATAAGGAGGCGCTGATTGCACTCCCTTCCGGTGGAGTGAAATCGCTCCTGGAAGGGATAAGGGTCGTATGTGTCGAGCTTGTTCAGCCGCTCCCTTTTTTTCAACTCCCGTGCAATCTCTACCTTACGAACGAGGTCGGCCACGTTTAATTTAAGGTAATGGGGGCTGGTGCCTCTTCTTCCCCCAAAAGAGCCTTTAACTCCCTTTCCAGGTCAGCGGTGGAGGATTGCTCTATATGGGTCTGT